TCATTTTACCTTTGCATTTGGATTATACAAAGGTCATTATACTTATCCTATGGTGGCGCAATTTTCAACTGGAATATTGGCGCACTTTTCAATTAGTATCTACAGTAAAAGATATAGATATATTCTTTGAAAGCAACGATGACTTCCAAGATGCAGTAGATTTATTCAATAGCGACGGCTATGTGAAAGATGGCTGGAAATTTAAATATCGTAATGAAAAGGTATGTGCCTTTCAGAAAGACGGTGAAAAAATATGGATTGAATTTATCGAATCTGAATTTGGTACGCCGGAGGAAATACTTAGGAGCTTTGATTTTACCGTTGCGAAAATGGCTTATTTCAAGCAACCTAAATACGACAATAGCGATGATGATATTCCTTTTTCATCAGAAAAAATAGTTGGCTATGAATACCGGCTACTCCATCATGAAAACTTTTTCGAGCATCTTCACATGAAAAGGCTGGTTATTGATGAAAATATTCCTTTCCCAATTAGCACATGGGAGCGTACATATCGGTATAAAGGATATGGTTACAACATGTGCCGGGAAACCAAGAAAAAACTTTTAGAAGCTATTCAGAAAACGAATTTAGATTCTGCCGATTTGTCTATGTACAATAATGGTGGATGGGACTAATAAAAATATGGAACAATGAATACACAGATAGCAATCCAGGAAAGCGATCTTGAACTGATCGTCAGTGAAAAGATGTTAGGTAGTCTTACTACCAACGCAAAGCAAATCAGAGATATGGTAAAAGCCGCTTTGCCAATGTATGATATCTCCAATTATAACGATGAGAATATCGATCAGGCAAAGAAAGACAAGGCAGCTTTAAACAAGGCGGCGAAAGCCCTCAATGCCAAACGTCTTGAAATTGAGAAAGAATTCATGAAACCTTTCAGGGAGTTCAAGGACGTTGTAACCGAAACCGTGAAACTTATCGGCGAGTGCTCTGCCAAGATTGACACGGTAGTCAAGCAAAACGAACAGCAATACAAGGATAGAAAGAAAGCCACTATCAAGACTTACTTTGATGGATTGAATGTTAACCTTGTAGACTTCAATAAGGTTTTCAAGTCTGAGTGGCTCAACAAATCCGCAAGCATGAAGTCTGTATGCAACGAAATTGATTCCATATTCTCCAAAGTCGAGAACGAACTTTCCACGCTGAAGGGGTTTGGTGAGGATTTCGATGTCCTTCGTACTTATTATATGGATACGCTCAATATCGCATCCACCATCCAGTATGCCAACCGTCTGAAGGAGCAGCGTGAGCGTGCCAAAGCAGCAGAAGAAGCGCGCATCAAGGCAGAGCAGGAAAAAAAGGCTGCTGAAGAAGCGCAGATGAAAGAGGAAGCGGAACGAGCCAAACAGAATTCAGTCAATCCATTTGCAAGAGCCAGTCAGCTGGTCACCAATGAACCACCTTCCTTTGTCGAGCAAACCAAAGCTCAGGAACCGGAGCTTCTGACGAGAACTTTTACTGTTACCACAACTCGTGAAAATATAATCGCTCTTGGCGACTTCATGAATGATAATAATATTGATTTCGACAAGATTGAACTTGCAGATACCCTATGCAATACAGATTTGAATTCCATTGTCAGAATGCTTGAATATGGTGCAAATCTGATAGACAAAACCGCTATCAAACCTTGTGAAGCAGATAAGGCAAGGCAATTCAGAAACATGATAAAAAAAATTCAAAAGAAAACAGAACAATGAAAATTACAATCAACAAACCAACAGAATTTGAAGCGGTCTACTTAGAAGTGGATGCAGGTGTACGCTATTGGGAAAACGGAGTGAAAGACATTGATTTGTGCGAGAGTAAAGGCATAGGTAACCCTCTTATGCCTTGTGCTGTACAAATAAAAGAAGAGGCTGATTACAATATATATTCAGATCATTATCGTTGGCGACCTATTATAGCAATTGAGACAGGACAAATAGTCAACTGGACGCAAGGAACAACTGCCAATGTTCACTATAAAGTGTGCGATGATTTTATATGTGATATTACTGATGAAGACCACATCGCCATTGCTTCTTATGACGGCTATGTACCTAAGATTATGTGTCCGGCAGATGAAGGATATGGCGACTACATCATTATGAATATTGACGAAAATGGATTTATTCAAGGATGGGAAAAAGAATTGATTAGTAGAATTATAAAAGAGCAGGAGGATTAAATCATGCAAGACTATATTTCAGACTGGTTCATCCCGATGGACTTTGGGTATGACATTCCGGACGAAGAGCCGGACGGTGAGGACAACTTTAATTTTGACTGAGAGTGGTATGAAAGAGTATATTTATTTAATCCTGTTTCTGATAATAGGAATTGTTGTCGGGAATAGGGTATTCAATCACTTACACGCATGGCTGGGCGTAACAATAATATCAGCCACAATAATTTTCTTTATTTACAAACTGATTAAAACATTGAAAGATGAAAAGACTGATTAAGTTAACGATGGTATGTATGACCTTGGTAATGTTTGTCTCCTGTGAGAGAGTAGCCCCTAATTATGCAGGTGTCCTTATGGAGAATTACGGCAAGCAGGGAAAGGAGGATTTCAAGATTGTTTCCGGCAAAGTGTCCACATGGGAATTGGGCACAGAACTTTTTCAGGTTCCGCTATTCGATCAGCGTGGAGAATTCGCTGAAGCTGTCACACTGAAAGCTGCCGACAACACGGAGTTCAAGGCGTGTCCTACATACAGCTATAAAGTTATCAAGAACCGTGCCATTGATGTTGTCTTTGACAACAAGCATATTGGCCGTGGAAGTGACTTTATGTCTTCGTTGGAAGATAACATCTTGGAACCACGTATATATGATTTGATAAAGGAAGAAAGTCGAAAGCATAAGACCGATAGCCTGATGGCTGACGGAGGGTCGTTGGTATTTGAGAAACGGTTGGAACAGATAGTTGACATGGAGTTTGAAAAAAGAGGTCTGCAACTGCTCACATTCTCCGCACAACTGGAGTTCTCCGAAAAGGTCCGTGAGAAGATTGACAGCCGGAATGAAGTGAACACCAATATATCCGTACTGGACCAACAGATTGAGGAACAGAAGAAACGCAACGAGCTGGAACAGTTGAAAACCGAACAGGCTCTTATCCAGTCAAAAGGTCTTACCAAAGAAATTCTTTACAAACAGTTCATTGACAAATGGGATGGGAAGTCGCCGATTTACGGTTCTATCCCTGATTTGATCAGAATACAGAAATAACTTTGTTACCTTGCCTTCCCGGTCTGTGAAGATAGGGAGGCAAACGGGAGGTTGGCGGAAATGGCAGACGCTAATCAAGATGTAAGGTGCAAAATTCTAGGATAACCGTTAATATCCAAGCCGGCAACCTACGAGACATCTTAGGGGAGCTGACTTGAAATCAGTGAACTGCAAAAACACCACTCATGCAGGTTCGAATCCTGCACCTCCCACTATAAATGAATAAACGTTGAATATCAAACTTTAAAAGAATTAATTATGATGCATACTTGGTTTGAATGCAAAATCCGTTACGAAAAGGTAATGGAAAACGGCATGAACAAGAAAGTAACTGAACCCTATCTGGTTGACGCGTTGAGCTTTACTGAAGCAGAAGCCCGTATCATTGAAGAAATCACTCCGTATATCAGCGGTGAGTTCACTGTTTCGGACATCAAACGCGCCAACTACAGCGAACTGTTCCCCTCTGAAGAAGATGCAGCCGACCGCTGGTTTAAGTGCAAGCTGTTCTTCATCACGCTGGACGAAAAAAGCGGAGCGGAGAAAAAGACCTCCACTACCGTATTGGTACAGGCTTCCGATCTTCGCGATGCTGTAAAGAAACTGGACGAAGGAATGAAAGGTACAATGGCAGACTATCAGATCGCATCCGTAGCCGAAACCGCCATCATGGATGTATATCCGTATGAAGCTAAGGAAGTTCCGATATCCAACACTCAGATATCGGAAGGTGCTGATTCTCCTGTAGTACGCAATTTTATCCAGTCCCTACCGGATGGTTGCAGGACAACCATAACAGTAGCAGGAAAGCAGGTTGTTGTCGACAAGACCGGCAAGGACACGGTAGTAACCCCACATAAGGAAAAAGACGATGACATACGAGGAGATGATTAAAAAAGCGCAGTCGTACAAAATGCGCGGGAAGCCGAAGAATGACGAGCACCGCATACAGTCCGCTTGTGTCCGCTGGTTCCGTTTAAAATATCCGAAACTTAAAAACGTGCTTTTTGCTGTTCCCAATGGTGGCAGACGTGATGCCATCACCGGAGCGAGACTGAAGGAGGAAGGTGCGACCAGCGGAGTGTCAGATTTGATACTGCTGAAGAGCAACCGCTTCTATGGAGGACTTTGCATTGAGATGAAAAAGCCGGGAGGCCGCCAGTCTCCTGCACAAAAGGAATGGCAGAAGGATGCGGAAGCCAACGGAGCGAAATACGTCGTCTGTAAATCATTGGATGAGTTTATGAAAGTGACAATTGATTATTTGAATGACGTATGACAAACAGAAAAACTATAAACCATAAATTGAATTGCAAGTATGGAGATAAACTGTAAATATTGTCCTAAAAACGATGGGACCGGCAACTGCCTCATTAACGGATGCCCCCTGCCTCCTGTCATAAAGGAGATAGAAGAAATGCAGTCCTTTTTGGAGATAACCGCAAGTGACAATCCAAAGGAGCTTATAGACCGCCTCACTGATATAAACGTCTATCTCGCACGCTCTGGCAAGCTGCTTGCTGACGCCAAGGCATATCAGGATCAGGTGACAGCGAATGTATATGCCAGCCACATGGAATTCATCTCACGTGTTCCCGCGACTGTCGCCATGAAATTTGTCGCCGCGCAAAGTGTGACCGCCAATCAGATTGTGACATGGCTGGACCGTATAAACCGTACCCT